GCCATCCTTGTCATGGGCGTAGTTGCTTTTGCTGGTTATTTTGTGTACACAAACCAAGACTTGCTGATTGGGGCTTACAAAGAATCCAAGAAGATACCCAGCATTGCCGAGGACAGGGTGGAGGACGCCTCTGCCCACCTGTTCAAGACCACCAACGCCACTATCGTTGCAGTGTTCAAAGTCAATTCTATGTTTGGGACTCGTGTGCTGTATCGAGCCTACGCCAAGGACGGCAGAGACAAAACCAATGATGGGCTGGATGTCGCACTGTTTACAAACAACGCAGCCAACAATGCCGATGTTGTGAAATTGATGGCAAACGAAATTCCTTGCGGGGAGTACCGCACAGCGCAGTCTGAGATGGGCATTTGGTACATCAACAAGGGCGTTACTTTCACTTGCAGAATCAGTGTTCCACCAGAACCGGGAAGGTTTGTGGGACAGATAACCGTTGGGTGGGAGACAGAACCCACGGACTTAGAATCAGCAAAAACCATGCTGAGTATTGCCGCAACCATGCTTTCAAGGAGTAAACAATAATGGATTGGTTAAAACAAATTGCGCCCACTATTGCAACCGCAATGGGTGGCCCGTTGGCTGGCATGGCTGTAACTGCTATCTCCAAAGCCATTGGTGTTGACCCCGACAAAGTTGGCGACCTAATTTCTAACAACAAACTTTCAGCAGAACAGATTGCTCAAGTCAAGATTGCTGAAATTGAACTTCAAAAACAAGCCAATGAACTTGGCCTTAACTTTGAAAAGTTGGAAGTTGAAGACCGCAAATCAGCACGGGATATGCAAGCCTCAACTAAGTCAATTGTGCCGCCTTTGCTGGCTGGCACGGTTACAGTTGGCTTTTTTGGCATTATGGGAATGATGTTTTTTAACAAGATTGATAGCACCAATCCCGCTATTTTGATGATGCTTGGCTCACTGGGTACGGCTTGGACAGGCATTATTTCTTATTACTTTGGCTCATCGGCAGGTTCTCAGGCTAAAACAGATTTATTGTCAAAGGCAGCAAAATGAACCTTTCGCCCAATTTCACCCTTGCCGAATTAACCGTCACTGACCACAGGGAGTTTGACAACTCGCCAACACAGGAAGAAATCAGCAACTTGCAACGACTGGCGCAATTGCTGGAACAGGTCAAAGAAGCCTTGGGTGGCAAACCTGTAATGATTAATTCTGCGTTCAGGTCGGCGCAAGTCAATGCAGCAGTTGGCAGTTCTGAAAAATCTCAGCATCGTAAGGGTTGCGCTTGTGACTTCCGTGTACCCGGCGTTACCCCCGATGAGGTAGTTCGTGCGGTAATTGCTGCGGGTTTACCCTTTGACCAAATTATTCGAGAGTTTGATCGTTGGACGCACATCAGCATTCCCAATGTGGATGGCGGCACACCCCGTGGGTCAGCGTTGATTATTGATAAGGCTGGCACTCGTCAGTTTGCGTAACTCGCACATAGCGTCTTTAAAGTTGCCCTGCAATTGCTCAATGGTTTCCTGCTGCTGTTGCATTTTGCGGTAAGCCTCGGTTGAAAATTGAGCAAGGTTTTCGTGTGACCATGCCGCAAATTTAGGTAAGTCGCTCATCCTGCTTCCTTTAAGTATTCCAGCAATTCATTCTGCACTTGCTGGATTGACTTGGTTTTACTCAAAAACCGCTGGTTTAATCGTTTGGCGGCAATTTTGTCTTCATAGTAAACCTTGGCAAGTTTTTTAGCCAAGCCAAGAATGTGCTTTTGTTCTTTGTCGGACAACATTACGTTTTGAAACCTCTACTTTGAATTTGCAGCGCATCGGTAGCGCCAGCACGGGCGGGAGGTGAATTGTCGGGCTTGTAGATTTGCCCGTCTTTCATGTGGTTAAACGTTCGTGGCTCTGCCATATCAGGCGTTCTTACCATCGGCACATAGCCACCACTTTGCCCATATTTATAGGTGGTCTTTAAAGGCCGTGCAAACTCGCCTAAAGTGGCTTGACGGTTTACCCGCATAAGGTTGGGGTTTCCTGCTGCCAGTTTCATGCGTTAAGTTCCTTAAGTTTGGCTTCAATGGCTTGTATTAGGTTCATTCGGTTTGCAAAGCTGACTTCCGATGGCCTGCCATTAAATTGATGATCTTCCCAAATATCTTCAGCCTCCTCATCTGTCAGCCCCACCCAAGGGCGTTGCTGTGGGGCGGTGTAGAGCTTGTCCCATGCCTTCAACTTCATTTGCTGGTGAGGAATTAGGCGAACATAACCAATATCATCATCCTCGCAAAAGACACCCACAGGCTCTTGTGCTGGCTTAACGGCCTTTAACTCACGCGCAAACGCTTCGCACTGAGCGCAAAAGTTTGATTGACCATCTTGCTGTGCCAAGGCTGCTTGCACACGGAAATAAAGGTCTTGTCGCTGCGGATTGTCTACTTCTAAAGTCGTCCACCCTGCATAGCGCATTTCTGTTTCGCATCGCTCTAATAAGTCTTTCATTCCATCACCTCCTGCTTTGCGGTTAGCCCCTCAAGGCGTTTAATCCTTGCCACGTTGTACGCAACAATTGCGGTGTGGTACTCCATGCTGGACTGGTGACGTAGCTTGGTGCGCTGTGCCTGTATCAGTTCCTCGGCGATGAGTTCGGCAGGGGTCGGCATGACCCAATGGTTTGTAAACCATGCCCATACGTTTTTTAAGTGATTCATAGTTCCCTCGTTTTTATCATTGTGTCTGCTATTACATAAGCCCTGTGAGCAAACTCATCTATAGTTCCTTGTAGTGATGGTTCTGAAATCAGTGCTTGCATAGCCTTGGCTGCAAAGTAATCACGCAGGTTCATGCCTGTGAAGTACATACCAAGTGTTTGTGTACCGTGGTTATGCAATGGAAATGCTGGTGTGTCGCTTCTGTTTATTAAGTATTCTTTCATTTGAATATACTCCTCGCTAAAACTGTCTTGGTGGGTTCGCATTGTTTGGTTTGCGCTTTGGTGTCACTGAAATAACCAATGGCAAAGCAGATGGCGGCAAACACGCCAACGCACTTAATGAACGTCATCAGGCTGCTCCACATCCACTCCCATGTTGATGGGGTTTCTTCTTCGTCTTCAACCAGTTGAATTTTTATCTTGCTCATAATTTTGTTTCCTCAATTTTTCAAATCAAAGTCAATTGGGTTGGTGTGATTTGCCATTCTTGTTCCTGTCGGTTTGAGTTACTGCGTACGGTCTGACCTGTTAAACAAATCAGCCCGTCCCGTTCAATTTCTTTTACCCGTCTTGCGACTTGGTTGGAATCTAGCCCTGTGATGTTGGCAATGCCATCTTTGCCTAATTTGCCGTTCTTGCGTAGGCAGTCCACAATAATTGTGGCGTGATGCTTTGCCAGTTCTTTAGCGGAATCCGCAGCCAGCCAACTGGTCACGGGGTCGGTGTTTCTTGCTCTAAACATTTTGCACCGCCCTTTCTTTAGAATGGCAAATCGTCAGGCATATCGTCAAACCCGCTACCTTGTCGGCTTTGCGCTTGGCGTGGCTGGTCTTCTCTAGGCTTTGGGTCGTTAAGGTATGCCCAGCCGTCCCAACCGCCTTCTTTAAGCGGGATAACGTCAATCTTTAGCATTTCCCCATTCTTGGTTTCAATGATAGAACCGATGCGCTGGTAGCGGTTTTTGCTTTGGCCTTGGGCGTTTGTGTATGTCCCGATGATGCAGGACACTTCTTTTTTAAGTTTTGACATTATTTGCTTTCGATGATTGAGTTAAGTTTTTCCACTTGGACGGTAACTTCGCCCAAGAATTTAATGATTTCGGCTTCCATTTCCGCAATGAAGGCTTCATCTCGTTCGACACGCTTTATAAAAAGTTGCGCCTTTGCTGGCATCCGTGGGTCATAAACCACATAGTCACACCATGCCCGGTCTGTGCAAGCCATCTGCATCTGCATCTGTGCAAAATACTTGGCTGGCACTTTTTCTGTTAACAGCGTGTCAATCATGGTTGCCGTGTTGGGGCATTTAATCTCACACATACCAAACAGCCCCACCAAGCCATCAGGAGACGCACCAGCCCACTCAATCCGTGGGTGAGGTACAAACCCTACTTCTTCAACTAAAACGCCTTGTGCGGCTTCGTATGCCGCCCGTGCAAAAGGCTCTTGGTCTGTACCCCATTGCATTGCTGCGTTGGAGAACGATTCGGCTTTGGTGTTGGTAAGCCTTTCGACCACCAGTTGGGCCATGTAATTGTCCCGTGTGGCGGCATAACCTGTTTTGGTCTTTGCCATTAGGTCGGCAACCCGGCTGGCGGTCACTTTGCCTAAACGTGCAGCAAACCAATCGTCTGTCCGTTGTTCCATCATTTCAATCATTGCAGTTCACCTTTCTTTGCGTCTTTGGCCTTAATAAATGCGGTCTTGGCAATTTCATCATTGCCAGCGGCTTTAATGGCTTCAAAATATGCGGCTTTAAGTTCAAACTCATTTGTGCAAGATTCAATGTCGGCTACCAAGGCTTTAACTGTGGCGGCTGATATTGCAT